AAGGAGAGACCTATGGACAATTCAACATTTTTTGACTTCAATAGCAAGACATTCCAAATTCGTTTCGGCAAGCTCCTGATGTTGTTCATCTGGCGCACCGAGGGCTGGGACGGATATTGCTGGAATGTTTCGGTGTATTTTTTGGGCGCTCGGCGCAAACGGTTTACGTTTGGGAGATGAACCATGAAACCGATGGTGAATGACATTCTTGATAAGGAGTAGCACATGGCAGAACTTGTACAGGTAAACACAAGTATTACAGAAGAAGACGCCAAAATGCTAGACCGGATGATGGTCGAGGACGGGTTCGACAATCGCAGCGCATTTGTGCGCCGGCTTATCCGGCAGGAGTGGGCGCGGCGATACAGCCAGCCGAATGGGGGTGTTACGGTTGGTGAAGCGTTGGATGCGTTGAAGGCGATCCAAAAGGAAGAGTAGTTTTGCCATGATCTCATTATAGGAGGTTGTTATGGTTATTGAATTTGGGAGTGATTCGGGAACGATTCTGGCGGTTTTTTTGGGTTTGGTGTTGTTTGGGGTGGTTTATAACGCGTTTGTGGAATGGTTGGAGGGGCGGGGTTATACGGAGGGGTATCTGGCGCTTATCGTGGCAGTGGGTGTTTTTGTCACGATTGTGGGGATTGCGGTAATAAATTTCCAGGCGGCAATCATTGCATTAGTGGCATTCGCAGGAAGCGGGTTGCCGATGATTATCGGGTCTATTGTGCGGTATTTGCGGAATCGGGAGGCGGAAAAGAAGGCGATGATTCGGGAAATAAAGGGAGGATGAAGATGAACTATCTGGCGGATGTATTGAAGGCGTGGGGGGGTATTGCATGACTAGACGGCGAGAGTGGCCGAATGGGGCGAGGGAGGCGCGGGATCGCAGTGCCGAGGAGGCGATCCATGCGCTGAGGGTGATTGAGCCGTTATTGGAAAAGGATATGACTGAAGCGGAGAAGATACGCCGGCTGGCGATTGTAATTAATGCTTTGCAGACAATTTTGCGCTTGTTAGAGCGGGAAGGCGCGCAGACGAGACCGTAGGAGGATGATGATGTTTGATGCTGTTGTAATTGAGGATGAAAAGTACATCCTGTTTAACTATTTACGCTGTCTGATGAAGTTTGTTTTACGGAAGCAGTGTGATATTGATTTGTTCGTGGTTTTGTATTTGGCTGCCAGGTATTTGATGGGGGAATATGACCGTGATTGGCTGCCGGATTGGGTAGCGATTCTTGCTGGCGCGAATATTGATAAATGGGAAGATGCGTTGGAGGAGGCGAGGGCGGAGATTTTGGGAGGGGGAGATGGAAGCTGAGCGGAGTCTGGTTGATGTCCGGTTGTTGGTATGGGTTGCGTTGTGCGCAATGGCGGCGATGGTTGTGTATGTGACGACTGCCGATCTGAGCGGACTATCTGCACATGCTGTTGAAAAGCACGGAGATGAGGCATTGATTGTAAGGCAATGCTTTGAGCGGCGGGGTGCAATCCAAGAATGGCTGCAGCCGAATGGGCGGATTGCGCGGGTGTGCGAGTTGGAAGATGGCCGCTATGGGATTGAGATTTTGGAGGATGGGAAAAATGTTACAGCTTTTGTGAAGAATAAGTTGAAGTCGCTGGTTGAAATTGAAAGATATTTCAAGAATAGGGGCGCACAGTTGTTATGGAGTGCGAGGTGATTATGTTGCGATTGTTTTTGGTGAGTGTTGGATTTGGATATGTGCTGATCTGGTGCGGCTTTAGAGCGTGGACGATGCCGCTGGTGGTTGGGTTGTATTGGGTGTTGGCCCGGGTTTGGCGGTTGTGTTAGCCGCCGGGTGTCATGGTTAGGGGATCGTCTTGGAGCGGACGATCCCGCCTCCTCCTATGTTCTCCCCCAGACGCATCGCTGGTGACGATATGGCGCTGGGGGGGATGGAGGGAGGAAGGAGGTGCACAGGAAAATTAACAATAATCATAATAAGCGGTACTCAGCCACACCCGGGCTGGAATACCAGTCCGGGATATAAAAAGGAGTAAATTATGACCAGTGAGGTTTATGAGCAATTATTGAAAGAATTACGAGTTGAATTGGATGGGATTGAGAAATCTATTTTCGAGGCATTATCGAAAAATCCAAAAGGGATGACTCGCCCGCAGCTTGTGGCGGTTGTGTTTCAGGAGGTGAGGCCGGCGAAGGTGTTGAATAACGACACGAAAGATCGTAAGGTAAGGAAGGCAATCGAGAGTCTCAGGCAGAAGGGCGTTCCGATTTTGTCAACGTCTGGAAAAGCTGGTTACCGGTTGGATGTCAGTGAGAGCGGGAAGCGGGCGATGCTGGCGGAGTTGATCAGCCGTAGAAATAAGATTGATGAGTTGATTATGCGGATCAGGAATGTGCGGACGATTCCGAGCGAGGTGCCGCGGGGGGCGAATCAGTTGGAGTTGAGATGAGTGCGCATTGCAAGCGGTGTGGACGGAAGTTGACCGATCCATATTCCATCTCGATTGGGATGGGGCCGGAATGCAGGGGGAAGTTGATAAAAGCCGGCGCACATTTACCAAAGCCTGTTTATCGAGTGCGAAACGGGCGGGTGGAGTTTGTTGGATTGGAAAAGGGCTCTGAATGGATTGTGGTTAACGGGAGTGATGATGGCGAAGTTGACGATCGAGCAAATCGCTCAGCGGGCTGCGAAGAAGAAGAATAAGAAGATTGCGCAAAGATATCCGATGTTTGCGGATGTCTTTGCGACCACGCCGGAAGCGGAGAAGGAACGCATCGAGAAGCAGCATCGGCAAGGGGAGAGATGGGTGACGCGGATGCGGGAGAATAGTCGAAGGATGTGGCAGAAAGGAATGGCTTTGAGGGACGTGGCGAGGGACGTATTGCCAATGGAAAGGGGATGAATTAATAGAGACACCAGACGAGGAAGATATATTCCGAATTTGTGGCATGAACTTTATCTATCCAGAAGATCGGAGTAATTATGGACATTGAGAATGAATTAAATATTGGAAAGAAATTAGATGAAATCGAAAATAGATTGGCACAAATTGAAGATCGGGATTATGCGTTTCTTCGAGATGTATTTCAAGATATGAGCTATGAAGAAAAAATACAGATTGTCATTATCGCAAATCAATTATATAAGAAGCTGAAGGCGAGAAAAAGCAAGCTAAATATCTCCATTATTGGAGTACTCGAATTGTTGGCTAAATTGGGCATATATCTTAATAAACCGAGAGCAATCGGGATGCCGCATTACGGATAAATCTATTCCGACGGTTATATCCTGATAAGGAATTGCGGATAATTTATAACAAAGAGAGGAGATATCGGAGATATCATGGCAGATTATTGGATTAAGTTATATACTGAAATTATCGATGACCCAAAGATGGCGTTATTACCAGACCGCTTATGGCGGAGGGTGATTGAGCTGTTTTTGCTGGCGAAGAAGGCGAATAAGGGTGGTGAGTTACCTGATACGAAAAGTCTGGCGTGGTTGCTACGGATAAATGATATCGAGCAATTAGAGCAGGATTTGCAGGAAATACAAAAAACTGGAATCATTGAGCGATTAGGGAATGGCTGGAACGTGACAAACTTTGCGAAAAGGCAGAACGCTGTACCCGATGCGGAAAGAAAACGCCAGAGCCGGCAACAGACAATGCACAAAGAATATAATAAATTTATGTCACGAAACGTGACGTGTATTGATGATATACCTGTCACGATTTGTGACGGAGAAGCAGAGAAAGAAACAGAAACAGAAGCAGAGAAAGAGTCAGAAGCAGAAGTAGAAGCAGAAAAAGAGTCAGAAGCAGAAGTAGAAGCAGAATATTCGCGTAGCGCGTCTTCTGCTGCTGCTAAAAATACATTTTCGGCTTTGGATACAGCAATTGCTATTTCAAAATCTCAAGAATACCCGGAAATGGTTTTTGTGGAGGAAATTTATACGGCGGTGACGGAAATGGCGACGATACCACCGACTATTCGCGCGCCGGCGAGTGAGATTATTTTATCTTTGCGGTCAAGATATCCTGATAAACAAGCGCTGATTGACTATTTGCGGCTATATTTTGACCGCTGGAAAGGGCAGAGGGGGAAGAACGGGAAGAATTACAGCCCATTGAGTTTGGGGTGGCTGGAATGGGCTTTGGCTGGGAACGTGAATCAGGGAACGAGGGAGGATGATTTGAGGAGATATTCCGAGCAATGGAAAAGGAGAAGTGTGTCGTGATTGGTGAAAATTTGATTATCGATGGAAAATTAATCCCGGAGGATGGCACTTTGAGTGATGATTTATGAATGATAATCAAGGCAAAGAATTGGATGAATTGATTAGGCGGATGTTGCTTATTTTGAATATTCCGCAAATTGAACAATTTATTGGGCATTGTGAAGTTGTAGCAAAGCATGGATTTGGAAAAGCTACGATTACATGGAGGGATGGAAAAATAGATTTGATTATGCATGAGGCGAGTGACAAGGCGGAAGAATGAAAAAGGGTACTTGACAAAATGATTAATTGATGTAATATTAATTTAGGTCGCAGAATGCGAAGAACGCCGGGCCTTTATTCGGGCTCGGTTTTTCTATTTTAGGAGGATAATATGGATGCAGATGGATTATCTCTGATTGCGGGGGCGATATTGTCACTAATCTTTTCGTACGTTCCGGGATTAAATTCAAAGTTTGCCAACCTGCAAACGGAATATAAGCGATTGATTATGCTTGGTTTGGTTGTTCTTACAGCCGGCGGAATCTATGGATTGTCTTGCTGGGGGTTTGGAGCGGATATTGGGATTTCAGTAAGTTGTGATGATACAGGATTATTTGGACTGCTGAGGATTGTAATTTTGAGCGCGGTGGCAAATCAAGGTACATACGGGTTGACAAAGTCTTAATAACATGAATACCATAGATTGGACTCAAATCGCTGTACAACTACCACTAGTGGCAATCTTTATCTGGTATTCACTAGAATTGCAGAAACGCTATCAGGAGTCCATGAATAAACGTGATGAGGCTTATTTGGCCGCATTGGACAAGATAGCAAGCAAACTCGACGAGCATGATAAGAGGTTCGCAGAAGCACAAGCGGCAATGGCAGAAGCACAAGCAAAACGACAGGTGAGGAGACAATGAACGTTGCTATTCGATTGCCCTTTGACGGTGACTACCCTATCACTCAGCTGTTTGGCGAAAACCCGGAGATATACTCCCGGTTTGGCAAGCCAGGTCATAACGGCGTTGACTTTGGCTTGCCAACTGGTACACCTGTATTAGCTGCAGCGGATGGAAAAGTGGCTAGACTCGGCAATGATCCAAATGGCTACGGTAGATATATTGTACTCCAGCACGATGGGTTTCAAACGCTATATGGGCATTTGCAAAAAGTAAAAGTATCCGTAACAGAACCAATCCATGAAGGTGACATAATTGGGTTATCTGACAACACCGGGTTTTCGACGGGTCCGCATTTACATTTCGAATTGCGTATTCCTGGTTCTCCAGGCTCTTACAATGCTGGAGAGGTTGATCCATTGCCTTATTTGAAAAGTCAATCTGATAATGCATCAAGGGATCAATTAGCGTTGGAATATGTCAGGTTAGCAAGAGGAAATGATTATGTGAATGTCCGCACGGGTCCGGGTATTGAATATCCTATTGCTGGTAAATTATTACCAGAAGATGAACCAAAGCGGGTAATGGATATAGATGGGAAATGGATTTGTATTTTGAAATGGCAGGGGGTTAGTTTGTGGGCATATTGGGATTATTTGGAGGCTGTAAATGCCCCATCGCTCACCTAAACCTTGTAGAGTTGCTGGTTGTCCTGAACTTGTCTATGATGATGAATTGTATTGTATTCATCATCGATCATTGAAATATCAAGACAATCGTGAAAGCGCGGCACGGCGGGGATATGATTATAACTGGAAGAAGCTAAGGCAGATGGTACTGGCGGGTAATCCATTATGCTCCGATCCGTTTGGAATACATGATTATCCAGTAATTGCAACGGAAGTAGATCATATTATTCCATTGTCAAATGGTGGAAAGAATGAAATTAATAATCTTCAACCACTCTGTAAATCATGTCATAGTAAAAAGACAATGATAGATAGGGTAGGGGATAGAAAATTTCTAGCACCTCCAAAAAAGAGACCGACGGGCGAGTTCAAAAATCATGACCGCGAAATGGAGGACAGGGGATAATGGCAGGAAGACCACCTAAACCAACTGCTCTAAAGAAGCTCGCCGGCAACCCTGGCAAGCGTAAGCTCAATGATAAAGAGCCGAAGTTTGAATTGGATATTCCGATGCCACCGAAACATTTGGATAGAGTGGCACGGGCGGAATGGCGCAGGGTGGCGCAGGAGCTTTATGATGCGGGATTGTTGTCGCGGGTGGATAGGGCGGCGCTGGCTGCTTATTGCCAGGCATGGAGCACGTGGGTGGAGGCGGTGAAGAGGCTGCGAGTTGAGGGACAGGTGATTGTATCCGATAAGGGGTATGTGTACCAGCATCCATTGGTGGCGATTCGGGATAAGGCGGTGGAGCAGATGAGGCGGTTTATGACGGAGTTTGGGATGACGCCAAGCAGCCGCAGCAGGGTGAAAGTAGATAAGCCGGAAGATGTCGATGAGTTGGAGCGCCTATTGTTTGGGAAAGATGTGAAGGTTGCCAAGGATGGATGAGCGCGAGGTCATGCAGTACGTGGATGGCGTGTTAGACGGAAAGATTGCAGCGGGTAAGTGGGAGCGTTTGGCTTGCCTGCGATATG